CGTGCTGCCCCTTTTTGTCGACGATCCGCACCCGGCTGTCGGTGGACACGCCGCCGACGTTAACCGTCTTGATCTCGTGGGTGCCCTGGTCGAGCAGTTCGCGGGTCCACGTTTCCGACTTCTGGGCGATCTGGATTTGAAACGGATAATACCCGACATCATTCTCGATCGCATATTCGCCGATCGTCATCGAGTTGATACGTAATTCGTGTTTCTGAAAGGTGATCCCAGCGATGGTGATCGGGGCGTCGTTCAACGAGTCGCGAAAATCCATTAGCCAGGTCGGAACCGTGGCAATGTTCTTTTTCGCGGTCAGCTGCCAATTGCTAGACTCGATCTCGACTGGAGGGTCGAACTGGTCGCCCGCCGAGTTGATGATCGGTCCCTCGATGTCGCCCGCCGGGGCCGCCACAACAGTGTTTCCCTGCGCGTCGATCGTCTCGCGTTTTATGCCACGCTCGGCCACTTTCTGAAACGTCTGGGAAGTCCAGGACAATTTCCACGGGCGGTTGAGCGGGTTTTCTTCGGGTTCGTCGTCTTCGTCGAGCTTGTTGGTATAACTCGCCGTGACTTCCCAGACCTCGCGGCTCGACCTGGTCCGCTTTACGTTGACCTTCTCGCAGTAGCAGACCGGGTCGCTCGGGTATCGGTTCCAGAGTGTCGGGATTCCTGGGGCGTTGCCGATGTCGACGACCGTGTGCAACGGATCGTTTGTGATCACCCGAAACGTGCGCGCGTAGGTCCGTTCGAGGCTCTTGTCGTTCGTCCCGGTCTCGCCGGACCAGGTTTCTGTCACCGATAGAATTGTCATATGGTGCCCACCGCGAGGGTCGGTTGTGCTGCCATCCCTTCGGCCATCGCCTCGGCGGCCTCTGCTGTTCTCTCGTTCGCGTCCTTATTGTCGGCGGCGACTTTCTTCTCGCTCGCCCCCCTTATCTGTTTCGCGATCGCCGAGAACGCCCCAGCACTGCCACGCTCCAGGGCCGCGATTCCGCCCGCCGCCGCCTTGTCACCTGACCCGTCTTTTGAGTCGATCCCGGTCGGCAATGAAAACTCGGGTTTCTTAATCTCGACCTTGTCGCCGCCCATCAATTCCTCGCGACGCTTGTCGCGAAAGACTGCGAAATCTGTATCGAGCTTCGCCTGGATCTGTGCCGCCTCGTCTCGCAGGCCAGCCTCGAGAGGCCCGATCTCCCGTTTCGGGATCTTGGGCAGTTCCTGGATCATGTTGCGGAAACCCTCGGTCAGTGGCACGAATGCCACCTCCCACTCGCCCGTTTTCATGAACTGCCAGATTGCCGAGAACAGATTTCGGATGTTCTGGCCCAGGTTGATAAACCCGGTCAGAACAAAGTCGAGGGCCGTGTGCCAGATGCCCGTCCAGTTTTTGGTGAACCACCCCAACAGGGCAGGCAGGACGCCCGTGAAGAAATGTTTGATCGCGGCACCGAACCCGACCGCACTTGCGGCGACGTTGAGGAACGCCGCCGCCGCGATCGACTCGAAATTGCGAATGTTGAATTCGAGACCGATCAGGCTGTCGATAACAAAGTCGAGGGCCGAACCCATGTTGCCCGAGATCACGCCGAAGATTGCCGAGAACACGCCCGACACTGCATCAAAGACATAGTTAAACATCGCGATCGCGACGTTCGCGAATGCGACGAAAGCCGGTGCCCACTCTTTGACCTTGGCGATGATCACTTTCGCGACTTCGACGAACTTGGTCGAAATGTTCGTCAGCACCGGGGCCAGGTGGACGGTAAACATTCGCACCACGCCGCTGACGGCGGTTTTGACACGGTTCCAGGCGTCGTTCGACTGCTCCACCTTTGCGGCGTCGATTGCTGTGATCGCGCCGCCCAGTTCGTCGAATTCACCGACGAGAGACTGCACCCCACCGCTGCCCTCGCGCAATAGGTTGACGAGGTTGACCCCCTCGGAGTCGAACAGGGCAAACGTCAGACGCACCTGGTCGGCAGGATTCTTAATTTCCTTCATCGCGTCCGCGATGGCCTTGAATTGCTCGTCTGGGGCCATGTTATTAAGCCCCTGCGCACTCAGCCCCAGTTCGTCGAGGGCCTTGACCGCTTCGCCGCCGCCCTGGGCCGCCTGGGCCACCCGGCGGGTCATCCGTTGCAACCCCATGTCGAGCGTGTTTGTATCCGCTCCGGTTTGCTGGGCGGCGAACCTCAATCCCTGTAGTGCCGCGATCGAACTCACCCCGAGTTTTGCGGTCGTCTTGGCGAGTTTGTCGATATTCGCAAACTCACTCGCAATTGATCCGACAATCTTTTTTAGCGCGAGGAACCCGGCAGCAGCACCCGCCAGCTTGACCGCCAGCCCGCCGATTGACTTAGAAAACCCTCCCGCCATCCCCGACGCACGCCCGAGGCCCTTTGAAAAGCCTCGCGTGTTCGCGCCGATGTTGACGGCGAATTTGCCGATCGACTTGGCCATCAGGTTTCCCGTTTGTTGTGGTTGTCAAAAAACAGTTGCAGACGGTGTGCGACTTCCTCGCGGCTTTGTCGCCGCTTGCGACGTTTGCCGCCGGGGATGAAGTCCAGCGGGTCGAGTTTTTTCTTGCTCCAGGGGGCCAGGGTTGCGGTCGCGATCGTTGCGGCTTGTGCCCAGTCGTCCCCCCAGGGGTCGATTTCATAAATGGCCATCCACTCGAGGAATTCCCGAGAAGTGATCTGGCGTTGTGCCTCCTGGACACTCGTGTGGGTGACGGTTCGGGCTAGGTGGAACCAGAACCGACGCTCTCTGTCTGTTGAAAATTTGCAACCGCCTCGTCGAGCGAATCATCCTCCATCCCGTTCAGCTTCATCGCGGCGTGGTAGACCTCCTCGAGTTGTCTGGCCCCCTTCCCCTTGAGCAGATCCAGGTCGGTCTGGTCGGTCGGCTCGAACGGTCGCGAGCCATCGGGGTCGACCAGTGTCAGGGCGCAGACGAACGGCAGCAAATCCTGCATGGCCGCCTCGTCGTCCTTGACTTGATTCCACTTCTCAACCAGTTGCTGACGCTCCCGCCCAGAGATCACGCGAACGGAAACCGGGAAGTCCCAGCCGTCGATCGTGATTTCTTGCTGTTCGAGATCGTTCGCCGCCAGGATGGCGTCACGCAGGTTCGACATCTTTCTTGACCTTTTTCGCTCGGGGTTTCGGTTCGGCGGTTTCACAGAATCCGCCAGCGACGAGTTCCCGCGCGTCGTGGTCGAGTAGATCCTTAACGTCGCCAGGCTCGCCCGCTCGGTGGGCTGGCTTGGTGACGGTTTTCAAGAATTTGACTTTCATCGTGTTTCCTTAGAACGAGACCGCGCCGTTCACCTTGATTTCAGCCGAGGCGGTCATGCGGTCGTCGATCGGAATAGACGAACTGAAACTGGTCATGAACCCCGTGAACGAACAGGTGCTCGCGTCGGGATAGGTAACGGTGCAAGATGATTCCGCATCGGCGATCGGCGGTGACGTGCCGGGGTCATAGGCCATTTCTACCGAGAGCGTGCCGCCGTCCTTGAGGTCGCTCGGAATGAAGGTTTTCCAGCCGTTTGTGGTCCCCATGTGCGTGGTGTCGATCGCCTCGCGACTGAGGTCGGGACCGTCGACCGAAATGATCTCGGCAAAAAAGCCCGAAGAGAACGTGATAGTTGTGCCGAATCCGCTGTCTGCCATTGCCTTAGACTCCCGCGAGTGGTTGTTGGCTGATGATTGTTTCGATCGCTTGCAGGCGGCCCTCGATGATCATCAAGTGGTCGCGTAGCTCGCCGCTGGTTGCCGTAAATGGTTCGCCGTCGATTGAGATGATCCGTTCGACTTCGATTTCGAGTATCTGCCCCGTTTTCGATTTGGCCTGGATGGTGTTCAAAAGCTCGGCACCGTTGCCGTGTGCATGATTTGCAGGGCAATCGTCTGTGACGGTTTGCCCACCTCGCCGCCCGACCCCGGTCGCGTGCGTGTGTCCCTGGTGCCGACCCAGAACGCACCCCGCACCGTCTCGCTGCCCCAGGTGCCGCGAAAGCCGTCGACCTCTTTCCGGACAGTCTCGGCCAGTTCGCAGGCGTCTTTCTCGCTGTCGGCCTCGCAGACGATGTCGACGAACGTCTCGACCAGTCCGCTGTTCCCGCTCATGTTGTAATGGACCTCGCCGCCCGTCTGGTCGACCCGCACGTTCGGTCGAGCCAGCCCCTGCTCGATCGTGCCGGGGCGTATCCTGGTCGATACCAGGGCCGTGACCGGCGTCTGGGTCAGCAGGTAGTCGATCAGTCCCTTTTTGATGGTCATTTCTTTTGCAACTCCTTCGTGATTTCACGCTGAAGCCGTTTGACCATCTCCGACTGCGCCCGCTGCCGGGACTGACGGAGTGCGATTTCCATGAACGGGTAGGGTCGCGCCCCTGGGTGCCTGAGTGGTTCCGCCCGCCACGGCACCTCGATGTCGTGGGCGGGCGTGCCCTGGTAGACGAAATGGGCGACGCTGACCTTGTAATACTCGGCACCGACAGTGACGACCGGCGTGCCCTTGCTCATGGCCGTTTTGCTGACGATTTCCTTGTAGAGGTGCCCGTTGGGCAACCCGTCGTCGATCGCGTTTTTCTTGACCAGTTTGCGGGCGTGCATTCTCACAATGGCACCGGCACGGGTGACCGCCTTTTTGACCACCCGCTTGCGCACTTTCTCGGGCAACCGTTTCATCTTCTTGCGGAACGGTTTGATTCCGGTGATTGTGATCCCGTCCATTCGAGCCATCACACTGCCTCCCGGCATTGCAACTCGATGACCCGGCGGCGACCGTCCCGGTCGATGGCGGCGACGATCTCGAACGTCCGCCCGTCGTAGACAAGCCGATTCTTAGGCGTGATGGTTCGGGCCAGGCGGCTGGACCTGATCCGCAGGACGTGCGTCACGTCGGCGGCAGTCCCGCCACCCTCGACAAACTCGCGGCCCCCGGTCGTCGCCATCGCGGCACGGGTTTCGAGTAGCCGGGTCCAGCTTTCGCTGGTCTCGTTGTACGAGTTAAGCGTCGACTCGTCTCGAGCCTCGACCCTGATCGGCAACCGGAAGGCACCCGCCCGCATCAGACCACCCGATTCAGTTGAAATAATGCCTCGGCGGCGAAACTCGACTCGTGCCGTTTTGTCACTGCCGCTTCGCGGTTCTCGAACAGGTCGGCAACCCGCAGCAGGATCTCGTGACGATGGGCACGGGGCACGTCTGCCGGGTCGCCGTACCCGGCCACATAACGCACCGTGACATCGTGGACGTGCTGCCTGGTCGACGGCCAGGATTCGTCGTAGGCCGGGAGCAGTCGCCCCGGCGTGCTGCTGGTGTCGACCGTGTATTTGCTCGCCGCCAGCGTCGTCTCCACGTCGTCGAGATCCTGGTACGTGACCGACGTTACCGACGCGAGTGGTGACCTGGGCAGTTCGATCGTGCCGTTCCCGTCTGGGAACCGATCGAGCTTGAGGTCGTAGGTTGTCGTCACCAGCGTGCGGTCCTGGACCGCCTCGAGGTATTGCACCACGGCGTCGATCAGCCCCGCCAGGTACTGATCGTCGTCGGAGTGGTCAACCACGAGGTGGTCCTTGACCTCGCTGATCGTGACCGGGGCCGTGGTTGCGGCTGTCACCGTCACCAGGGCCATCAGTCCCCCTCACCGTTGGGCACTTCGCCCTTTTTCTTGGTCGCCTTGCGTTTCTTGGGTGCCTTGCCGACTGGCTTGATCCAGCCGATTTTCGACAGTTCCGGCACCCATTCGTCGGCAACGTCAGCGACCTCGCCGACCGAAAAGGAACCCATCACCCCGCTAAATGCGTGGAGGATTTCGCATTGCATGATTTCGTTTTCCTATTCGGTGGCGAGATCAGACGCCGGAGACGTTTACGACGCCTGGACCAGGTGCTGGATGGCTTCGGCCAGGATGACCTTGCCGTCGACGCGACGATGGGCACGAAACGCGACCTGCCCGTTCGCGGCGTACAACTCATCGAGCCGCTTCAGAACGACCGACTCGCGGTCAGCAATCCAGTAGTACGAGAAGTCGCCGAACAAGATCGACTTGAGGCCGGTCGTCATCGCTTCGCACGAGTCGCTCGTGTAAACCGGGCGGCCCAGGATCTGGCCGGGTTCGCCGGATTGCAGGCCGGGCTGCCAGAGGTACTGATCATTGCCGTCCTTGAGCTTCCGAACGGCCTTGAGCGTCGCGTCGGCCATCAGGAAACTGGCGTTGTTGCGGTACTGCCGACCAAGTGCGTGATACAGGTCAATGATTTCGTCGGAGGTGACCGCAGCTTGGGCGGCTGCCGTTTTGCCAGCGGTCGAACCGTCAGTGACGCCGGTCGGCTTGCTGGAACCGTCGCCGTTGACGAATGCGGCCTCTTCGAGTGCGCCGATGCGTCGACCCAATTCGCTGGCGAGGTAGCTCGCCAGGTTGAAGGCCGAATCCTGCAACAGTTCCTCGGAAACCTTGATGATCGTTCCGGCCTTGTATGCCGAAAGACTCACAACGGAAAACGCCTCGTCACCCTCGGTGAATGCGGCTTCTTCCGCCGTCCAGGCAGCAGTCCCGTGGGAACTGACGACAGGGATCTCCATCGTGCCGCTCGACGTTTGGATCACGTTGCCGAGTTGACGCATGATGTTGGCTTCTTCGAGAGCCTGAACAAGTTCGGCGTTCCAGAACTCGTCGGGCGTCAGGTAGCCACCCTCGGAGTCGGTGCCGACCTGCAAAGCTCGTCGCTCGTTGGGTTCCAGGACGCCACGACTGTGCCGCATAGCCTTCCACCACGCATCGGCGTACTCTTTCGACGCCGTGCCACGCAGTTCCGACTCCTCGGGCTGGAAGTCGCCGCTGGGCTGATCCTCGGGCACCTTGCGGGCCTCGGCCTGCTCGTTGCGGGCCTGCCAGGCGTCGAGCCGCTCGCGGCGTTCCTGGTCCTTGATCTCGTTGTCGATCTCGCCGTCGATGCGGCTGATCTCGGCGTCGTGCCGGTCGTACTGTTCGCGTTCCTCGGCGGTCAGTGACCGTTTTTCCTCGTCAGCCCGGTCCAGGATGGAACGTGCCTGGGTGATCGCCTCGAGTCGCTCGTTCTGCAATCGCTTCAACATCTGTTTGCCCCTTGGGTTGCCACCGGCACCCGAGGGGCATCAAAAAGACCGGCCCGGTCTGCCGGTGAGTATGTGAAAACTCACCAAGCAGATCGGGCCGGTCTGTACTGGCCTTCTCTGTGTCGCAGTTTCTGGCTCGGTTGGGTTTGTACCCTCGTGGCCGAAACTGGATTGATTCAATTGTTCGCTGGGCGGATTTTACCCGTGCCCATCTTGTTCGGTCAATTTCAATTTCTCACGCAACACCTCGACGGGCGTCTGCTCGGGGGCCGCCTCGGTTTCCGGTTCGACCTCGACCTCGGGCTCGGTTTCGACCTGCTCGGATCGCCACGCCTCAAGTGACCGCATCGCCACGTCGGTTGTCGGGTAGGCCGGGCGGGTGACCGGGCCAACCTCGAACACGTCGATAGCTCTGAGTTCGCGGATCATCTCGCCGTCGTTGTCGACCCAACCGTCGCCGCCTTCTCGAACTCGGAACTCGAAACTCGACCCCTGGACGTTCCCGGCTCGGATGTTCTCGACCAGGTCGCGAACGTAGGACGTATCCGGCGGCGTGATCGAGTACCGCAGGCCCCGTTTGGTGACCGTCAGGTCGAGGTTGCCCGCCGACTTGCGGCCCAGCACCTTGCTGTCGTCGTGGTTGACTGCCGAGATGATGTCATCGTCGCCGCGCAGGTTCTTGAACGCACCAGGGAGAATCCGCTCGCGGAACTGGCCGCCGATCGGACTGCTCAGGTCGTTGAAGACTGCCGCATACCCGACGATCTTGCCGTCAGCCTCGTCGAATCGCAGTTCTGTTTCGTTTGCGTCGAGCGTTCGTTTCTCGTTCATCGTGTTACCCCTTCAAGTGATTGCCAGGCGACCTCGTGCGGGCGGGCATCCTGCCACCGCTGCACCAGTTGGTCGACGTTGGTTTCGAGTGTCTTCGCCGTCGAGGCCCCTGCGACCTCGAGCAGCTCGTCGCGGCTCCTGGTGACGTGTTCGGCGAGTATGTCGCCCACGTCGTAGCCTGCCGCCTCACACGCCCGCACAGCGGGTCGCAGGCACCCGACGAGCTTCTCGGTCGCACCGTAGAACTCGTCGAGCCAGTCCAGGAACCGGGCAGCGTCCCGGCTGGCCTTGCGAGCCTGGGCGGCCTCGCGACTGATCACCCGGCGAATGCCGTCAGCGACCAGGTCACGCAACGCCGCCCGCAGATCCTCGTCGTCGGTCGGTTCGGGTTCGGGTTCGGGATCTGGGGCCGGTGCTGGCTGAACTGCCGGCTCATTTTCCGGCTCGGGTTCCTCGTCGCTGGGTCGCAAGTTCAACGGCACGAAATAGGTGTCACCGTTTTCGATCGGGTTCTTTTCCTCGAGTGCCCTGATGTCGTTCTGCGACAGTGCCCCGATTTGGAAAAGCGTGTTGTAGAAACTCGCCCGGCTGGCTGAGTCGCCACGCTGCAAACCGTCGAGGTTGTGTTTGAGGTAGAACCGACCCTGATCACGTTCGACCAATAGCTTGCGGTTGATTTCCTGTTCGATCCGAATGCACCAGGGCAGAATCGAGAACTTCGAGAATTCAATTCCCTGGTGTTCGATGTTCGAGAACGTCGCGCGGTCGAGATCCGCCAGCATATGCAACGGGATCGAGTAGATCCTGGCGATCTCGGTGATCGAAAATTTTCGCGATTCCATGTACTGGGCGTCTGTGTTGGGCAGCCCGATCGTCGTCCAGCCCATGCCATCCTCGAGGATCGCCACCCGGTGCGAGTTGCCGCTGCCGCCGTGGACCTTTTCCCAACTGGCCCGCAATCTCTCGGCGGTTTCCTTTTTCAACCGACCAGGATGGGTCAGCACGCCGCCGGGCGTTGCGTCGTTTCCGAAGAACCTCGCTCCGTGCTGCTCGGCAGCCAGGCCCAGGCCGATCGCCTCACGGGCGAGCCTGATCTGGCTGTACCCGGCGATGCCGTCGCCAACCGCTTTGACGTGCAGCACCCGGTCGGCTGCCAGCGTCACAATGCCCATATTGTCGGTGCGGACCTCGTACACGACCTTCCCGTTCCGAATCCTGGGGCGAACCCGGTCGGGCCGCATCAGGTGCAGGCTCACAACCTGGCCCGTGGCCGGTGCCCGCACGATCTCGGCGTAGGCGTTGCCCCAGGTCAGAACGTAGCCCATCAGGGTCTCGAATATCGTGAACTGGGTCTGGTTATCATTCGGCTGCACCAGCAGACGCGACAACGGGTGCCCTGACTCCTTGACGGCGTTGTCGCCGTCCCGGCGATAAACGTGCCGGGGCAGTCCCGCCACCGTTTCGGAAATGATCCTGACGGCGGCGTAGACGCCCGAAAAGGTCATCGCCTTGTTGCGGTCGACGGCCATGCCCGCCGCCGTTTTCGTCTGCACCAGGTCAGCCAGTGCTGACGGATCTCGTAGCGTGGCCCGTGTCCCGCCGAACCAACCCCGCATCGTTTTGATTATGTCGACCATCCTGGTCATCCCCTAGATTGTGATGAATTCGGCACGCTCGTCGTACACCCCGTCCGCTGATCTGATCGCACGGGCCAGCCCCATCAGGGCGGCACAGATCCCGTCGATTTTGTCGGCACTCTTCGATTTGTCCGGTCGCATGTTGCCCGAGGGGTCAGTGCGGGCTGCCGTGTTGCCCGCCATCCATTCCAGCACCGGGTTCCCGCCGTGGTCCAATTTGCGGTAGTCGACCAGTTGCAGCAGTTTCTTAAATGGCTCGTTATAGTTGGCGAACGTCTGCCCGAATTTGACCATCGCATCGTGAGGCATCCCGGCGTCGACCAGCGACTGGATGAAATGCGTCGCGTTCCACGGGTCGAACGCCAGTTCCTCGATGTCGAACTGGTCGGCCAGTTGCAGGATGCGTTCGCGGATGTAGGAACCGTCGACCTCGTCGCCTGGCGTCTTCTCGATGTGTCCCTGGGTGGCGAAGTTCAATACCTGCCGCCGATCCTGCCGGTCGCGGTCTGTGCGGATTTCCTCGGGCACAAAGAAATACGGCAGGACGGTGAAACGGCCCTCGGGGCGTGGGAACACCAACGCCAACGCCGTCACGTCGCGAGTGCTGGCGAGATCCAGACCGGCGAAACAGGACTCACCGACCAGATCCTCGGCAGTCTCGACGGGCTGGCACTCACGCCAGGCATCCATCGGTATGACTCGCACGCTTTGCTCGGTCCACTGGTTCAAATGCAACCGTCGAAACGTGTTTTCGTAAGCCGCGGATTCCTTCGCCTTGAGGGCCTGGTCGGCCAGGTAGTCCTCGCTGAGACTGACCCCAAGGTTCGGGTTCGCCTTCCGCCAGGTGGCCGGGTCGGTCCAGTCGTCGTCAGTCTCGGCGGCGTAGATCACGGGCAGGAACGTCGGATCATCCAGGCGGCCATCGAGCAGGCCCTGGGCGTACTGGTGCAACTCCCAGCAGATACTCGATCGGTCGTGGCCCGCCGTGGTGATTGCGATGGTCAGCGGTTGCCGCCTGGCCCCGGTAGACGTTTGCAGCACGTCCCACAAGTCGCGGGTTTTCTGGACGTGCAATTCGTCAAAGATGATGCCGCTTGCGTTGTACCCGTGCGAACCGCCCACGTCGGCGGCAATGGCCCGGTAGTAGGAATGCGTTTCCTCGAACGTCACACGCTTGACCGACTTCCTGATCGTCGCCCGCTCGGCCAGCATCGGGCACCTGCGGATCATCTCGCACGCCGGGTCGAACACGAGGCTCGCCTGGTCGCGGTCGCCCGCTGCACTGTAGACCTCGGCACCCTGTTCGCCGTCCAGGAACAGCATGAACAGGGCGATTCCGGCACACAGCGTCGACTTGCCGTTTTTCCTGGGGATCTCGATGTAGGCCGTCCTGTATCGCCTGGTCCCGTCCTGGCGTTTCCAGCCGAACAGGGGCCGCACGATATCGTCGGCCTGCCACGGTTCCAGCTTGAACGGTTGCCCGGCCAGCGGTCCCTTGACGTGTACCAGTTGCTCGAAGAACTCGACCGCCCGGTCGGCAGCGTCGTCGTCGAACCAGTAGGGGTCGGACTTGATCATGCACCACCCCCGAAGAACCGAGCCGCCTGGTCGTTGCTTTGCTGTTTCTTCTGGACGGTCAAACCGGCACGGGCTGACGGGGTGAGGCCGAATTGCACCTCGAGCCGCAGCAGGCTGTCGGCGAGCTTGTTATAGATCCCGACCTGCGGCCACTGTTGCAGGCACTTGACGTTCCCGTCGTTGTCGCGGAGCGGGTAGGTTTCGCCGTTCTGATTGATGAACTCGGCACAGTTCCGCCAGCGGGACCACGTCTGGCAATACCGAACCAGGGCGTTCTTGTCGATCTTGGACAGGACGCCCATTTGCTCGAGTTGCGGGATGAGTTGTTTCCAGGCTTGTTTCGCATAGTCGTCGACAAACGACGGGCACCTGGGCCGCCCGCTCGGCGGGATCGGCTCGCCCTTGCGTTGTTCGACCGCCCGGCTGCCGTGCAGCTTGAGGATCGCGGTCGGTTTCCGTTTCGGTCCACGTTTACCCATTCGACGCCTCCTCGAAACGTGCGCGGATGATGTCGCAATATGCCGGTTCCATCTCAGCCGCCAGGCACGTTACGCCCTCGGCCTCGGCGGCGATCAGCGTGGTCCCTGATCCGCAGAACGGCTCGACGACCGTGCCGCCCGGCGGCGT